CCCTTCTGTTGATGAACGTTCCATTTTACAAAGGTATAGTAAAAAAATACGGTTTTCAAAAATCGGCTTGGTCGTTACACCGTAAACCTTGAGGCCTCAGGGCGATCCGTTGGAGTTTTAGTCCTTACTCGGCGTTCTTTCAAACTTCACTTCGCTTGCGTTGGAGTCCGATTCCGATGGTAAAATTAGAAAAATATCGTGCCTGTAGTCTTAGAGATTATCCGATGACCGTTGCAGGTGGGGCAAAGACCGTCCATTTCACTAATTACAAAACTTCCTGTTTTTGGGTTAGGCCCACTCTCGTTGAAGTAACCGACCCCATCGCATACGGGGCACTTCTGCCATTCGTTAACCTGACCGATATTCCCATTTTCATCAACACTATTCAATGAGAAGTTACGGCCTCTATTGTCAGCAAGCCCTATGAATTTATGAACCCCAACTTGAAATATTACCCCAAGTGGAATGCAAGTCATTGGAACTTCAATCGGCTCCTTCACCTCATCGGGGACACCATAATGCCCTAAGCGTTCACTTGATTTCATCATCTCAGTCAATAATTGCTTTTGGTTAGGCTCATCGGGGATGAAGTCGGCAACGGTTTTACGATATGGGCATTCATCGCCCAAATCACAGTTATCACCGTAACAGGTGCATATTTTACGACTAATCATTTTACCTTCTAATGTTAAATCAAATGGAATCAATTTTGCTGGTTGTTGGAAACATTGCTGTCTTAATATCGGCTGAATCAATTTATTCGCCTCCTCGCTCAACGGTATGGCGTTGGCTATGGCTTCTCGTTGAATGGCTTGATCGTAATCCTTTTTAATAGTTTCGTTATGTATTCGATTGCCCGCAATTACTGGACAAACATCTCCACAATATCCATCGCAATCAACATCGCACGATAATGGTAGTAGTTTCGGTCTTTCTGGAAACTTTGCTCGAATAGCCGTCTCATAGGCTTCCATTTCAATAGGGAGCATCTTACACGGGTCTCCTATTTCACAATTACAATCAGCCTCGCAAATAGTTTTACTGGGCTTCTCAGGCCACCCCTCGCACCACTTGAGGCGATTGATCTTGGGGTCAAAGATGAAGGTTGCTTTCATTCGATTTCGATTACACAAAATGGAACAACGATTATCCAATCACCTTCGAAATAGCCAATGGCAAAGCCAATGACCCATCTAAATGTAAATTTTACGCTCATAGTCTTTACTGTTTAATCCTTATTCCGTCCATTTGTTACATCTCCTGCATTCAAAGTGTGGGCGGAATAATCCGCGCCACCTCTGATAGAATACGTCATCGTGTATTCCTATTGCACACAACATTTTACCGATTAGCTTTTTCATTTGTTCAAGCCCTCAATCAGTGATTGAAGGTAGATTTGCTGATCTGCCTTTCTTCCAAACTTCAACTCTGCAAAACACTCTTGAAGTGAATGTGCTGAGGGGGCACTCAGAACTCTTTTTGGTGCTGGTAATTCACCCTCTTGCGGTGGAGTAGTGTCTGCCTTTATATGCATAGGTGGGAATAGACTAACTGCGTACTCTTCAAAATCTGCCCATTTTAGTTCAAAGCAGTAGGAAAGTTGCGCCCCACTGATGGACGATAGCCCAGCAACGGCCCTAAAAAATTCAAAGTTTCCAAATAGTGATCCGTCTTTATGAATCTCCCAAATGAATGTGTCTCCACTCACACTGGGAACAACCTTATAGTTGTCACCCACAATTGATTGAAGTTTCCGGCCTGTTGAGAAGGCCATGAATAGCTCAGCAACAAATGCGGTGTGAGCCATTGAGATAGTTGTACTTTTCATAATAATTGCTGTTCAGATAAACGCTGTCCCCCGTTTTAGTCTTACTGTTTGAGTCTCAAAATTGTACGGTATTCCATTTCTGGCAAGTGCCCACGGTTAGGTAAGTCCTTCCATTCATCTGCAATGTTTCGATACTGCTCCACGCTCTCTGTCTCAATGTCGGGGATGGTGTAGATGCCGTCAGGGATAGAATACCATCCTTTGTAGCTAAAGACTTCTTCGGATAAGAGAAGCCTTATTTTCTCCTGCTCCTCGAACAACCCCTCACGCAAGGCTCGCTCTTTGGCGAGGTCAATTTGTTGCTTGTATGAATATCCATTACATGGCATACATGGATTTGGGTCACCATGCCTATCCATATAGCCTCCATCACCATTACATTCTTTGCATTTCTCAACCGCATCTATCTTATAGATCAGGCCGGAGTGGGTGTAGACGGTCATCTTTCTGATGATCTAGCGTTTGCAAGTTGAGTCAGAACATAGGTTTCTAAATTCTGCAAGGCAACCCCAAGTGAATAACATTCTTGTCGATTTGATTCAATCTTTAGTTTGTTAACCTTTCTCCAAAACTTCTTGGACAGGTCGCCTGAATAATGTGGTTGTTCTGTTTTCATATCTTCTCTGTTTTAGGTGGTGAGGGTAAGGGCATCCAGTGGGTTATTCGGAAATCTTCAGGAAATGGCATATAGCCCATTTCTTTAGTTAATCCTCCACAAAACCAAATTCCTGTTTTGGAATTATACGCCGCCGTACCAACTACATTCAAGTATGTGAGAATATTAACTTGTCCAGAGATGTGTTTAAAATCTGGTGATTCATCCCATACCGTTTCCGGCAATCGGTCTTTAACGCTTATCCATTCCATAATTCTCAGGGTTTAGTTTCGTTCAGGAGTTGGTTGGTGACTTCATAGAGTTTTTCCCATATCCTATATCCAACCACATCACCAGCTTTTTGTGCGAAGTCCATCATTGAAACGGCTTCCGTTTGATTCTTAACCAATGATGATTTTAGGTCGGTTAGTACAAGGCTTTCCTTATAGCAGGTTTCCATTGACGGGCAATTCTCAACATGGTACGCCTCCTTCAACCGCTCTACCTCGGCAGATTTGGCGGTGATAGTTTTCCAATGCTGAGATATTAATTCCTCAGCTTCTTGCAGTTGGATTGTCCTATCAGCAATCTCCACTTTCAGTTTCGCCTCGTTCTCCTTCAACCGCTCTACCTCGGCAGATTTGGCGGTGAGTTGGTCTTTGTAGTTCTTGACAATAATTCCCAATCCGATTTTATATTGCTCCGTTTCCCTATTCAGTTTCGCCTCGACTTCGTACCAGTGAAGTGTCTCCATCTTCATAGCCCGATAAGCTAATCCATACTCAGGACCGCCAATATTGGCACTCTCCTTTATCCGACTTTCATCCTCTTTTCGCAGTTCTTTGCTCATGCTTTCTTCTGTTTAAAGGTGTAAATTTCGGTGATAAGGTCATTAGTTCGTTTAAGCCATTGATCTGTTACTGGCCATTTTGGTATTCCTATTTCCTTCAACGCCTCCGCCATTCGGTCAAGGAGGGCTGTAGCGGTGGAGAGGTCTTTCAAGGTTTGCGCTTGCATTATTCCTGATAGTGTTACTTTATCTTTGAGTTCCTCATTCTCCTTTTGGAGGGCGGTGATCTGATCAATCAGTACTTTGAGATTACCCATGTCTACTTTGCGATTGTGGGTCAATATCAGATTTTCATGTTTTAGCCCTTCTATCTCTCTGTCCTTGTCGGCTAACTGCTCAAGAGCATCAATAGCGTTAGACATGGAATTTGAAACCCCTTTCAACAATTCAGGGTTTTGGTATGGGTGTGCGTTACGATTGTTAATCAACTCATTCAATAGTTCAAACTGGTTCATCTCTATTTGGGTTTGAAGGTGTAGACTCTTGACTGATGGTAGGTCATGGCTTGGGGGTTAGGTCGTATTCTCTGACTATGGTTTCCAATAGTAAAATAGGCGTTCCAATTTGTCCTGAAATATCTTGCTTGCATTCTTCTTCGCTTCCGTATTGAATAACATAAACCGTTTCATCTTCGGTATCTCTCCATACATTAATCCAGATTTTCATATCTCAAAGGGTTTTAGTCCGCTCATGGTTGATGGGTTTAAAGATAGTACTGACTATAATGCTTCTTATTACTCACCATTGTACGGGCCTTAACATCAATACCTCTTTTGTGAAGGTCTACGATTCTCGAAGCCAATCTAAAGCATCCAAATTTCTCCAATGCTTGTAAACTCGTTAACGTCTTGCCTTTCTTCAAGTGTTCTAAGATAAGATCATTCTGTGATTTCATTTTTGAATTGGTTTAAGTTTATAACAATCGCATGACTGACAAAATTTAGGGGAAATCTTCTTTCTCAATTTATAAATATCCATCAGTGACCAACATCCCATCTCCCCATCGAGCGCGTCAGGATAATTGCACCATTGAGGTTGATTGTATTGTTTCTTCAAATCGCCAATGGTTGCCCTTGATGCAAATAACCTTTCAATCTGGGCGTTAGATGCTTTGTGAAAGTATTTCATGGTGTATTTGTTTTAGTTTGTCGATGTCCTTCTGTGCGAATTTCCTCCACCCTACACGGTTTCTTTTGGTCAATAGCCGATGTTCAATACACCAGAACCGAATGGTCGAAGTCGGCAAGCCTATCATATCAGCAACCTCGCCAATAGTCCAATAGATTTTTTCGGGTTCGTGGGTCATGGTTAGAATAGATTTTCGGTTACCTGTTTCGCTTCCATCGCGTTACCATCGGATAACCTTGATTTGTAATAGCGGTTTTTGGTTATGTCAAAGAAGGCATCAACCTCACCGGGCCTTCCGTTTAGTTTCTGGTTCTTCATCTTCCAAACTTTTATCAGCACTTCGCCCGTGTACTTCCCATCTTCCCTTCGAGCGTCAATGGCAAAAATACAGTCCGACTTATTCCACCACATAGTCCCGCCAAACAGTTGCCACGGTCCGGGGATTCGGGAGGTTTCATTTATGTCACGCGGGGTCTTAGGGTGTTCAATGCAAAAGAAAATAATCTTTTCCGTATGGGTGAAGTGTACAAACTTGTTAAGAATGTCCTTGAGTTGGACCGCCATATTTTCCCCCTCATCATTGGTCAATGAGTTGAACGGGTCAAGGATAAACACCTTACACTGGTAGGTGGCTTTGAGTAGTTTAAAGTCCTCAATAACTAAAACCGCATCCGGTGAATCTTCATAGTCAACTAGGAATATCCATTCGTGCAACCAGTCTAAGGCTTGCCCGTATTGCTCCTCTGAGCATACGTCTGAATAGCTTTTGTCTGTGGACCTACCTAGATAGCAATGGGCCATCGTGGCTATAAACGATTCCACGGGGTACGATTCAGGAGAGTAGAACGCTATCTTACGTCTGGATATTAACGCTTGCAGGATGGCTAGTTGCATCACCAGTTCAGACTTACCAGATCCTGGCCAACCTGTGACCGCGTAGAAGTACCCCGGCCTGATCTTCAAATGAGGGTCAAGGAATGATAGCCCCGATGGCTCGCCAATCTGTGAACCCTTCTTGAATTGCTCCAAGACTTCTGCCCTGTAATCGTTTATCCTTTTGATACTCATATCGGCTTTAGGTCAATGTCAAAGTTGGGGTTAGCCTTTAACCATTCACGTATCACGCGGTCCGCCTCTGTGCCTGTCTCCATCTTCACCACTGCCAACCGTTCACGAAACCGGATATGTTGCATTGAGTGGATGATGGTCTTTTTCTTTAGCGCGATCGTTTCCACTAGTTGGCGGACCGCTGGCATCCTTGCCCCTGACTGGCTTAGCTCCTTCATGGCTTTGTCAGCGGGTAACTCGGATAGGATTTTTACAAGGGCATCAAAAGCCTTATCCAAGTGATCCTGGCTTTGATACTCCGATTGTGTCGGGTTCTGGTTTTCTTGTTGTTCTTCCATTTTGTATGTTTTCGGCTATTCGTTCAGGGTCTAAGTCTTTTAGTTGCTCTATCCAATCATGCTCCATAAATCGGAGAGTAAGAGTATCTATGCGATTCGGGAACTTCCATTCATTCTTTTGGTAAAGTACCTTCATGGCTTTTAGTTGGTCAAGGATGTTTTTGTGGCCCTCTTTCGTCCATTGTTGAACCATGAACCGGACATCCATTGTATTAGGATTGTTTTCTCTTTTGAGAAACTTATTTACATCTAATACTAATACATCTATATTTTCATTTCTATTTTCCATATGTGGATCATATGAAACAGATATGTTTTTTTCTTTACCCCTTCCTTTCCTATTATTTCCCCTAGATTCTGAGTACTCTTTCCGCTTAATTACCTCAATTTCAAGCCTTTCGTTATACCATAACCCCTTCTTATCCTTAACAAACTTCGCCATCACATGATTATCATATGATTTACATATGTGAATCACTTGATCGTCTGTTAAATGACCGTGTTGGTGTTGTGCCATGAGTAACCTCATATATTTTCCTACCTGTTCATCGGTGAAAAATTGAGTTCCGGTATTGAAATCCCCGGGATAAAAAAGGAATGCGGGGTCTTTAGCCATGATCAAAAAATACCCCTACGCAATCAACGGCTAACCCGCTCACCTCTGGGGTGATATGGACGCTGACTGTTTCGGGGATTCTTTTGAGATTCATATTAACGAGTTAGCATTGCAATATACAAAAAGATTGAAAAAACAAGTACATCCGTTTAATAAATCGATGTTCCTAGTCATTGTTTTCTTTTTGGGCAAAAAAAGGCTAAGGGTTTATTTTTAAATTATCCGCGATAATCTTCAATTCTGGCTTCAGTTCATAGTTTTTCAAGGCGTTGTAAACATGGCCAGGATTCGTCCCAATAGCCTCCGCAATTAACTTATTGCTAAGGCCAAGCTGTTTTAACTTGTAGATTTTAACGTGCTTTTTACACGTCAGCGATTTGATCTCTTGCTCTGTCATAGGTTGAATAGTTTAGTTTGATTAATTTGACCCTTACCGTTCCAAAATATCTTTTCTATTGTTTTCTTTTTATTGTTAGTTGCTGATAATAAGCTTCTATGGGTGAATGCCTCTACCCCTTCAAATGGGGCGTCATACTCTGAAATATAAACCGGATGTTCCATGCCCTTAACCCATTGGTAAAAAGCCTCATGATTAAACCCGCCCTCTTTATATTCCCCAGTTCCTCGGTATGGAATATCGCAATAAATCACCGGATTAATTCCTGTGATTGAAACTTGCTCATACGATAAATTGTTAATCTGTAGGTTCTGTAGGTTCTGTAGGTTCTGTAGGCGCGCAAGGTGCTCAATGATTTCTAAGTTCTGAACCCGCTCGATATTTTGCATATCAAACCGCCTGTCGTGAATCTTTTTAATGTAGTCACAGAAAACTATCCTTCGCTTATGAACGCCTTTTATATTCAATAGTTCAGGCATATCTAAGCCGAGTGCCTTCATTGCGCCTAAATCATCATTGACAATAAATTCATGAGCCAGTCTTTTTTGCTCTTCAATATCAGTACCGTAAAGATAAGACGCTTGTTTATTACCGAAACTCCAGCAACTCATCACGAATCCAGAATACCAATCCCCATCGGGTTTATTAATTTGCTCAAAGAACACCTCCCTAGTAACCCACTCATAAAATTTCGGTTCAAGGGTTTTGTTCTCCTTTAGGTACTTCACAAGACTATAAATAGATTTATTCAATTCATTGTAATGAACATTGAAGCGATAGTTTTTAATAGCCGTAAATGAAATAGATCCACCCCCACCAAATAGGTCGTAAAAATCAGTAATGTCGGGATGGCGTGGAATCAATACTTTCAAAATATCCCCAGCTAGTTTTCTCTTGCTACCCATGTATGGTATTCCTAAACTCATCGCGCCAGTTTAGAATAGTTTGATTTGTGACTTATACTGCTCAAAACGCTTGCAAGAGGCATCGAAATAGTCCTTATCCAACTCATAACCCCAAAAATCAAACCCCATGTCATCGCAAGCAATACGGGAAGAGCCTGAACCTAGATGGGTGTCGAGTATTTTGTCCCCTTGTTTGGCGTAGTTCTTCAGGAGCCATTTGTAGAGGGCTATGGGCTTTTGGGTGGGGTGGATGCGATCTTCTGGATCTTGTTTCCTAAATCCATTCCAAGTGTATTTAAAAATCCTGAGTGCTGTCTTAAAATTAGTCCATGCAATCTCCCCATCAGCGAAATCACCGTAGCAGTCCTTATCCCAAACAATCCAACAAGGCGATGATATATTAAAAGGAATGTTATCAATAAAATGATTTGCGCCCCAAATGATAAGATGCTGACATTTTTGATTCAATAAATCGAAATACCCAGCACTAGGCGCACTATTATCCCAATCGCCACCCTTATATTTTTTCTGTGACGGATGCCTCGATGCCATCCTTTTCGAGTTCGCCTCCCCTATCCCATAAGGCGGGTCAACGATAGCCAGTTCAAAGTGCTTATCTGGAAACGCCTTCATTGCCTCCATGCAGTCTATGTTCTCAACGTGGCTAATCATTTCAAAAGGTTAAAAAACAAAGTTTGCGCTTCCTCGGCTGTGATATTGCGCTCCCGCATCAGGCGGATGATATTTTCTGCCTGCCTCCGCTTTGGGAGCATCCTGCGGAACTTGGCGACCTCGGAGGGGGTGAGTGGAGTAGTCATTCGCAAAATGATGAGCATTGTGGTACACTTGCAAATAGTGGCGCGCCATCTGGTAACTCGTCCAAAAATTTTCCTTTGATACAAGAATGGTTTAACTCCCTTTCGAGTTCTGCCATCTTTTGGAAGTAAGCAGGGAAGTCCTCACGTATCTTTTTCCAATAGCCCTGACCTCCTTTAACGCACCCTATACAGTTGTTATTTTTGTAGCCCAGCGAATATATAAAAGGCTCTTTGATGCCCAACTTTTTAAACTCATCGTGGGCCATTTTCTTTGTCATCCCCCTAACAATCAAAGGAGCTAAAGTCAAAAACTCTGGGTGCCTCAACTCTTGCCTACTAAATCTATGGTATTCCTCCACGGTAAACCCAAAGACATTAGCGTCACCGGGTTTTTGTACCTGATATCTTGCCTCCATCTTTAACTCCCGGGTACAGGCCGCCCCTGTTGGGCCGTTGATATACCTCACCTTTTCGATAACCTCAAATTGGTCTTTGTATTTTCCCTGATGAATGATATTTACCTTCCGTCCTGTGACCCGCTCAAAGTCTGCTATAAACCTATCATTATCAGGGTGAGCCGTACCTATTTCAATATAATATAATTCAGCGTCAGGCTCATACAAACAAGCCATTGTTGACGCAATCCCACATGAAAACCATCCTAATTTTCTCATTTCATTTGTGTTAATTAAACCCGTAAATCAACCTCATCACCAGCCACAAGGCGGAAAATAGCGTAGTCCATCCGCCAATGATGGCCATTAAAATAACAGTGAAGTACCACCAATCGGTCTTGGTTACGTCAATCTTGTCCAGCCATAGCGGGACTTGTCGGTCTTTCATTTTCATAGGTTTTGAGTTTAAAATGGTAGATCATCATCGTTATTCGTACTGTGTTCACTTTTACCCGTTGGCTTACTTTGACCCTTCCAGATTACCCGACCATTGCCGATATAAACCTTCTTGGCCTTTTCCTCCCGTTCCATTTTAGTCTGTCCCGCTGTCACCGCGCAGTCATTACCATATTTGTCCTGCTCATCGTTAACGATAACAGTGAAATTATAATACTTGGCCCCCTGCTTGCCGGGGATGATCTTGGACTTGTCGATCTTACTCAAGTCGATGGATGCTGAAATAATTTGTGCCATGTTTATTTAGATAAATCGTTTAGAAATTCCCTGCAAAGTATCACCCGATCATGTGCCTTTGAAATGGCATCCTCATCGCGGTCAATGGTAAACTCTATGTACTTCTTTTCAATCTCAATATCGTCATAGTTAGAGTTCCGGTCAACCTCCTGACAGGCTTTTAAATACGCCTCATCCGTGTCGGGGTCAATCACTCCCATCGTCCACATGAGTTTCTTTTTCTGATCCTCCACTAATTTCAAAGGGGTGTTAACCAGACAGTAAACCAGTTTGCCAACCTTCGCCCCCGTTAAGTCCATGTATGCCTGTAACTGCCAGAAATACATTTTATTCAAAGGTTTAGGGATAACCTGGTGAAAGGTGAAAATGTCCCATGAGGTCTTTAGATCAATTATTACGGTAGCCTCTTTGATGGTCGGCCCCTCGAATAAGTCAGGGGTTCCGACAAAGAAGTCGTTAGAAAGTACATCGGTGTTTTTGATGAATAGTCGGTCTTTAACAAGGGTGTACAGGTCAATAGAATCCTCCTCGGCAAGTATTCCCTTTTCGATGTACTTGTTTGTTATGTCCTTGTTGCGCCCGTACACGCGGGACACAAAGCACTCCATGAGGTGATTTTTAGCCGTCTCCCCAAGAGGTTCCTTTGTTCGGCTCTCGGTAAGGATTAGCCCAAGGGATGAGGGGTGAAAGTTGTAGTCGTCAAACGGTTGCATCTTGTTTTTCTTTAAGTAGTTTTTTGCGTTCCTCCACACGGTCGATAATGACCTGATCGGGCTGGAATGGTATCGTATCTTTTCGGTTCAAATCGCATCCAAACAACTTACCGAAATGATCACAAGCGTCTTTAACCGCTAAGGTTTTGGCGATCGGGAAGGCCATAGATAACGCCCCGTTGTTTATGTTCATCAGGTCTGCGGGACTGGTTCCTTTCTTGGTCTGCAGGGCCATCGAGCCAATGCCGTCATGGTAGTCCATTTCTCCGGTGGCTGGATTCAGGTAGTGAACTCTGACCACTACGAACACCCCGTTAAACGCGGTTCCTTCCCTCCGTATCTCAATGCGGTAGACTTTGAAAACCTTTCGTAAAAGATACTCCACTTTATCAATGGGTAAGTATTGGTGACCTTCAATGTACGGATGGGTTTTAATCCACTTGTCAGGAGGGTTGGCATTCAGCAGGGCATTTAATGCCTCTGACCGTCCGGCTACTTCGATATTCTCGTCCAGTAAATCCTGGAGGGTCGGAAGTTTTGATGGTTCTGTTTTTTGCAGGCCGTTCATTTCTTTTTGGTTTGTGGTTCTACGCTTTCGATTTTAACATCATCAGGGTTTAATCAATCGTTGTTTGCTCTGAAATATCCGGGTTTGTTTGGAGCGTCCATTGACAAGTCCTTGTCAAGGTCTTTTGTAAAGTATTCTCTCGCTTCATCAATGCCGTATAAACTGACACGGAGTAAAACACGCTCAAGGAAAATACGCATTATCTCTATGCGCATCTCATGGATTTTCAAATCCGCTTCATACTGATCCCACTGCTCTTTAGTGGTAGGTTTGCCGTTAAGGTCTTTTGGGTATGTCATATTTACTTGGTTTGGATATATTCAGGAATGACTTTTTCATATTCGATCATTTCAGAGACTCGCTCACAGACTAATTCCCCAAAGGTGTCATCCGTTGGACGGAAGTGTTTTGCATTGTATAAATATTTGTTACCCATCTCCACCAAACAATATTCAGGGTATCCATGAATATGGACGATCCCTGAAACCGTGTATATCTCCCCTTTAATTGGGTCTGGAATATTTACTCTTATCTCCCATGTACCCCATGAACCACCCTTAATACATACTACTCTATCAGTTTTCATATCCCTAATTGGTTAAGTACGTCCTCTGATTCCTTAGCGTCCAAGTATGCCTCTTTGATGGTTTCAGCCCAACTATCCCAAGACTTTGAACCCTGCTGACGTTTCATTTTCAGGGTGTTGCGCGCAATGTCCACAGCCACGCCAAGGGCAAACAAGTCATCCGATGTGAACTGATTTAACGGCATCAGTTGAGCCCCGATTAGTTTGGGTTTCATAGGGTTTGATTTTCAAGTGAAAACATATTGACTACATAATCAGTAAACGGCATCCCATTGGGGCTAGTGTGCCATTTCGACATCAGCCTAGCTTCATTGTTTGAGAAATAAACTAGCAATTCCCGTGGCTCAATGGTATATAATGGTGTAATGGATAAAATTTTAAACATCATCTTTGCCGCTGGCGATGTAACTGATTCCTTTATTTCCTTCATCGCCATTCTAGCATCAACAATCCCGTCAATAAATTTCCGATTCTCGTACCTTGTTTGGTTCCGACTACTCCAAACTTGATATTTAACCTCTGTGATTATTTTCATTCTGCATTCTGTTTAGCGTATTCCAATTCCATTTCAAAGCAATCAGGACAACACTTGTAACCATCCACGACCTTAATAGTATCCTCGTCAACCATGACAGAGCAATGGTCACACTTGCAAAGGATCGTATCGCCAGGCCTTGAGTAGATCGGGCCTACTACATCATAATCGTTGTTAATTGGGAGGTTCATGTGCGTTGCGTTGTTTGACAAGTCAAATATAGTATATCGTAATGATACTACGCAAGTTTTTATTTTAATATCTTTTTGCTATGTTTGTGAAGCCGATCAATTAAACGGTCAAATTATGTCAAAAACAAGCAAAAAGACTGAAAAAAAGATACTTTTGCGTCTCCCGTCCGACCTGGCAAAGGAAGTTGAAAGGCGGGCTAAGAAATTTCAGCGTTCATTAAACGGTCAAATTGTCTATGAATTAGGGCCACCGCAGGCATGATAACAGTCTCAAAATATTTGACTCCATCCGAATTATACATCACTGGCATTTACTTTTTATTGTCAGGGGATAGGATAATTTACATAGGCCAATCTATAAACATATTCAATCGGATGTTTACCCATCATATAATTAATAAAACCGATAGGATACGATTCATCCGTTGCAACAAAAAGCGATTGAATGAATATGAGATGCGATGGATTAGGAAATTTCGCCCAAAATTCAATTCTATGGGCTTAAAACCAGATAAACCTATTGTATTAAGGGATAGGCCGAAGTCAAACGCTGGTAGAAAACGGCTATTTGCACCCGAAAAACTTGGAATCGGGGCAAGGATGAAATTACCAAAAAGGATATATCAGTATCGATACCAATACCTTTCCAATTTTAATTGTAGGGGAGAAGGTAAAAAATACCAAATTGTAATGGAAAAAGAAAAAATATTTATTGAAAGGGTAGCGTGAAATCCTACACGAAAATATTCCTAGACTTTTGGGGGTATGACACTGCCAGTTGGATTCCATGCCTCGGATGCGGAAAACAAAAGCGTTGATTTGCACCACCTTGAACCTAGATCGCGAAAGCCAGACTTCAACGGGCGGAGACATCGAAAGAATTTAATAATTTGCTCAAGACTTTACATAAAGACGCTTATGACAAAAGGCTCCGATCAAATCGCTAGCATGAACCCCGACTAAACCAGTAAAGCCATGAGCTACGTTTTCAGTGTGACCCATCCATTAAACGGGAGAACATACTATCTTTCAGGAATTGGTTTCCGTCGTGAAAAAATCAGGTTATCATGGTGCAAGCAAAAAAATGCTTTTGGGGTAAAGGCTTGGTTCTCTGATAGGATATGGATTATCAACAATAGAATTGAAATACTCTTATGACTAAAGGCTCAGACCAAAACTACAACCCCGACCTTTGGAGGCGTGAGGTAACTTTCAAAGACCTTGCCCCAAAAAGGAGGGATATGTTCAACGGTAAGGTAACCAGACAGAAAACGGAGAGAGCGGGTATTCCTATTTACCACACCTCAAAGAGAAGGAGCGCAAGGCATTTGAATCATTGAAGGTTATAGCCTTAATTTAACCGCACAAAAGTAAGGGTATAGCCTTACTGATTCGTCTTTAAAAATTAGCGGATTGAGTTTGTAGATCATCCGGGCCAATTTAGCCTGATCGGTATGCGGAAATTTTTCTACTATGTTACGGGCGGCCTTTGTTCTTGGTGAATTTGTAGCGGCCATAGGTTGTTATTTAATTAGTCGCGTGAGCGCAAACAGAATCAGTAGTATTAATAATCCCCCCGCCCCGAATCCTATTCCTTTCCACATTCGATCCTTTGGGCAGTCAGGGCAAATGATACTTTTATGCACCGTGATTGGTACGTTAATGCGTACGGTATCGGGGAGGCATTCTGCGATGATACTAATGGTATCATGCTTATGGTATGTTTTAAGGATCATCCTATCCTTGTAGATAACGGTATCTTTGAAATAGGGGATTTTGATTTTGATGGAGTCACCTGGAATTATCGTAGTCCTATCGGCCCAAATCGTATCTTGTCGTACCGTCACCCCTAATGCTTCGGCCTTCTTAATCAGTTTATCTGCCCTGTGGAGGTAACGCCTTGCCTTTTGGGAAGATGAACACCCAACTAACAGTAACAAACTAATTAATAGTAGTGCTTTCATTCTTTTCAATGTTTTTCTTCTCCCATGAACTAATACCTAAGCAAGTAGCGGAAAAGGTCAGGAATGCCATGACCACAAACTCCTGGATTTGCTTATCCTCCCATAGCCCGTAGGTGCAATAATAAACCGCATAAGCAAAAGCCATCGATCCAGCAATATTCTTTCTAGACCATTGGCCCGTCTTAGGATTTTTAAGAGTCTCAAGGATGAGTTTTTGAATCATTATAAATTAGGTTCATCTCTTACCTCTAGAAAACATTTAGACCCAGCCTCTAACACCGGGTAGGCAAGCGCGTAAAAGTCATTAACTGCGAGTGAACTTTTGGCCCCTTGAGAATCTTGTAGTGTGAGGTCGAAAGCGTAGTTAGGCAGGACGCATCCAAGCGTATGGGCATCGTCGTTACCTGAGTGGATGTAAACTCCGGCATAGTTTGGGATTCCTGTGATTTCAATATGATACCAATTGGGATTGTTTTTGAACCAAGTTAGGGCTTTATAAGCCTCCCGATGTTTCAAAGTTAGGGGTGTTGCTTCTTTGCGAATCTTTAATTCGTAGAACCCTGCTGGTATTCTTGTAGAGCCTGGAATTTTAGTTTCATGGTGTGTATCTTCCAAGACAAACGACCGGAACGCCTGACGTTCATCCTCCTGCAGGAATCCACAAGTATAGTCACCAGTGGCAAGGCTTTTAGTATGGAATAATCTTTGAAGTATGAATTTCATATTTATCTTTGTCCCAGTTCGGGCATTTGCCGGTGCTTGATTAAAGTCCCACAAACCTTAAAATTGGTCAGGGACTTTTTCATATTTTGAGTTTTACCATGATCTGCGCTAAGGTATTCTGAATCTCACTATACGGGTCGTTGTTCCTCAATCGGTCAATATCACTCTCATGTCGGTTAATCTTGGACTCATGGACGTTTATTCTTGACTCATGGGTGTTAATCTTATCAAGCATTTTCCTAGTGTCCTGATGGGCTTGTTTCAAGAAATAGCCAATGATTACAAGGGTGATAGAGATAATAGAACCGAATCCCATTACCATCATTTTGTCGATTATGATTTGTTCCTCGGTCATAACAAATTGGTATAAGCCTCGCCTAAGTCTTCCTCGCCCTGTGCGGTGAAGTGTACCAAATCACCCTGTAAAGGATAAGCGTCTGTATCTATTGTGTCTGCGTTGGCATCTCCTGCCACTGCGGTATCCACTGCCGCCCGTACTGTTGCGCTGTAAGGTCGTGGCCCGATCGGTAAGTCATCGTGTATCCTTGCCCAAATGATTTTAATAAGAGCAACGCCAGTGCCGGCAAAGTCTCCACGGGCATCGGTAAACCAGTTTGTAAGATTTGTCTGGTAAGCGTTAGCCCATGCTAGTGTGGTAGCATCTTCCTCGCCCTGCATCATACAGTAATCAATGTTGATGACGTTCCTTAACTCAATCGCCTGTAAGACTTTGATGGCGTTTCCAAATTCGGAAACCTGATCGGAATAAAGATTTCCCACACCAGAAGATAGCCAGTTAACCGCTAGTGATTGGTTAGCGGCCGCCTTGTACAGATAATAAATCCTGTCGTTAGGATATTTAATCCGCAAATCATAGAGCATTCGCAGTTGAGGGCCGCAGTTGGTTGTAGGTTGTGTCCCTGCAAGGGTTGTCTGGAATCCGTTCGTAACTCCACCCCACCCGAATACATCGGTCATTTCCGCCTGTAGTTCAGCAGGGTAATCACCAGGGACTAGCGTAGAACCTATCATGTTAGATTGACCACCAAACAACAGCACGCGAGTATCGCTGTTATCCGTTTCGGTGTAGGTTCTAAAGAAGTTGGCCGCGCTTGTAAGGATACCGGCATTGGCATCACTCAAAGCGGTAGAGTAAATCCGCACCTTATCAAATTTCTGACTTAACCAAATTGACCCGTTGAACCGCCCGAATCCAATAGCTGACGTGGCGGTGTAGTCTATGCCTGTGGCCGCCGTGAAGTTTATCGTTTCTTGTAACGTTCCATCCACAAAGAACTTACAGGTACCTCCGGGGAAGTCAAGCACGTAAGCCACGCAATGATCGTTGCCGTCCTGTGGCCATTGCGTTGTACCGTTGTAGATCGTAGAGATTACACGGATGGCAATATTTCCTGAAGCGTTTCTGGCGTAAAGTCGCAAGTCATCGCCTCCCGTACTGTTCCACCAAATCTCTTGGGAGTTGGTAAGCGTGCCCGCATCTTTAAGACGTAGGGCGATGGTAATATCCCCCGCCCACCCTAAAGCCTGTGTTTGGTTGGCATTGAAATACTGTGTACCACTAAATGTATATTCACCGAGAACGGGAAAAATAGTCGATACCCCAGTCATAGGATGAGCGTTAATCCGTCCCCTCCACGTTGACACAGAATCACCGGCAGGGTTAATATACCCGTTCCTATGTGGATACCATTCATCCACGATAGAAGTCAGGTAGTCAGTAGGCACGGTCAGGGACAAAGTATTTGAAGCGGTGTTAACGCCACCCGTTACCCCTGACACGTTACCCGCAGGGATCAAAATAGAAATGTCCCCGCCAAAAGTCGCCGTAACAGTGACCACAAAAACAATATCGTCTAGGGTAGAAATAGAACCGAGGGTACAATTAGAAAGGGAAAAGTCACCAGAGACTAAACCAGTAACCGCCCGATTAAAAGTAATGGTAAGTGTAAAGTCAGTGGATGAAATGGGATTAGTAGCGTTGGACGTTAGTACAACGGTAAGAGGGGCGCCCGCTAAATATGGGTTTACAAGTTGGGCTATCATTTCATCCTCTTTGTGTATGCAACTAAAAAGCGTTAAGCCTCCTAAAGTTTTTAAAAAGTCATTCCGATTCAACGGCCTATCAACTCAATGGCTAGACCTGTGGCACCGGACGTTCCGATCTGGTCAATATCCACTGTCATTTCTGCATCATCGGCCAATGTCGCATCTGATATCACTGGTTGAGTGGCTGCCGTTACACTCGTTTTCTCTGTGTTGTCAACCGTTAACTTCGTGGAAAGAATAGTCGTGCCTGACTCGTTTATATCTACCGTGAATATTGAGCCGCTTGGTTGTGCGGTCACAAGTGACGCCCTTATAGATGTCACCGTCATAGCGAACGGCATCCTAAACGTCCGCTTAGCCGTCCCTGCCGTTAGTGCCGTTAACTCATCCGAACAGGCCACCCAAACGATCTTTGGTTCTGCCCCTGAATCGTTTATGGTCATGGTGACCGTCGCCGCGCCGGTATTAATTGTCAGCGTTTCGGTAGAATCCGTAAGCCCGTCAAACAGGCCATTGTGAAAGACCGCGTTACAGGTAATCCATGTTTTTTCGATTGCCGAAACCGTTACTACGATTTCCAAAAACCATGTTTGCTCCCTGAACTTTGCCGCCTGTGTTTTGGTCAGCGTCAAGACAAAAGAGGAAGCGTTAACCGTTATCCCTGACCCTGAAGTAAGTTGTAAAAAGTTAGTCGATTCGTTAGGCCTCCGCTTAAAGTTGGCAACAATCGTATGACCGGCAAGCGAAAAAGCCGCCCCACCTGAATCGACACAGTTGAAAGTTAAACTCCCGTCCCTGTTGATTCGGAAATAAGCCGTTAGCTCTTTGGCCGGATCTGCGGTTATCTCTGCCATTACTGATTAACATATTCAACCCAGTCAATAGATATACCGGCCATCCAGGTACCCGTAGCTGGCGCGTTCACGACGGTAATACTCAATCCCTCCTGATTGGCAAGTTCAATAGGATGGTCACCGTGTGCTGATTCTGCCGACCATAGCACCGTGCCGGCAGGGAAAATAGTGCCGTTCAGACCTGCGGTGATCGGGCCACCGGCAATAAGATTAGCTTGCGCTAAAGTTTCAAGGGTCTTAGTTCCTGCACCGAGGGCCGCCGTAGTTGCCACCCTAATATCCCCATCAGCAATAACACTGTTTTGCATGGTGGACTTTCTTTTTAGGAAGGTCGAAGGGTTAATGTTAGTGCCTCCCGTACCGGCCACAGTCCATGCCGTAGATTTTACAAGGGCGATCTGAACGGGTACGCCGGCGGCAAACATCGTAGTACTTACCGAGGCTGAAAGTCTGATCCTTCGTACCGCACAAAGGCGAGCCGTAGCCGACACAAAGCGAAACTGAAAGATTTCAGCGTTCGCTCCGAGCGTGCCAATCACGGGAAGGATGCCGGTTATACCCCCGTAGGAGTAAGCACCGAGCGCATTGTCATTAAAAGGGATCTGATTCATAATATCTTAGTAAAAGTTTCCGTTCCACCATCCAAAAGTTCCACGCTTCGAACCTGCCGAGTTCATAAACCGTACCCCTGTTCTACCTTGAACATTTTGAGGGGCCACCTGATAAAGCGGATAGGTCGAGGGGTTCTGTTGTAAGTATTGTTCGACCTGTAATTGATAAGCCAAAGCATCGGCCCTCATATTATTGGCCATGTAAGTTAATTGTGAGGCTTGCACCGGCTCGCTTACCTGATTAGTTTTCACCGTGATCGAATACCGATTTATATTAGTCTGTTGCATAGGCAGAAACCGCGCCATGACAAAAGAGCAAAGCATAGGTTTCAGTCCGGGGTATTCAATGGTCTGCCCTGAATAGGTGTATGTCGTGCCGTTCAATAAGTCCTGATACTCTGAATACATCGCATCGCCCGTATCATCAAACTTTGATATAAAGTCATAGTACAAAACATCATTCAGGATTGGTTTTAAATCCAGCTCCTGCGCTTTGATAATATAGGGATCAAGTCGGGACTGCGGAATGTCCGACATAGGATAAAACTTTACCAAGTCATCGAGCGATATGAGATATTTTTCAACCATTCGTGCCTACGCTTTGAGTTTCTACCATGTATTTCTGTGGGATGATGGAAAAGTCATCGGGCATCGCCTGATACCAGTTCCTAAATATCTTTTTCATCTGACGGGAAATAATATTCCTACCATTGCGTGTCAGTGAATTGTAGTAAGTATAAGCGTCGGTCATTTGTTGCTGGTTGAACATACCGGCATCTGGCAACTGGCCGATAATTTCTGCCGGCATTCCGAACGCTTCACGTATGTCGTTTTTGCTTCGCTTGTCCACGTTGACGTGCATCCCGTCCGTGTTCTGCATCTGCATGGGCGTGATGATCTCGTTGGCTTTAAGATTGCCGTCAGGGTTTTCAATTATCAAAGTACCACCAGAACCACGTCCTTGAAAATTATTTACTCCTTCTTTAAATTCTCCTTCTTCCTGCTTGGTTTCAAATTTTCCAGGGTAAAGCAACACATGACCGGCTTTAAATCCGTTCTGCTCCATCGCCAAATCAAAAATAGCTATCTCCTGTTGCGTTTGGGCCTGGTCGAATACCACGTCAAACGTACACTTGGGATATTCACCCTCGTCCGGTGTCCAATAGAATATCTGGCCTGTATAATTTAGGATGCCGCCAGCCTGCTCTATCTGATCTTTGACCACTGCGGGATCATCGTTGAAGACAGGGTAGTTAACGATCTCCTGAATGTTGCGGAGGTTCTTGTAAGGGTTGTTTTCCCAGTTGTTGCAATAGGCGATGGTGTAAAAATCACCATCCTCATCAGGCATCCCGAAGCGGTTATACTCAAAGTTTATGACCTTGACGGAGTTTACTTTGTAATTTAGATTATACCCTACGTGTACAAAAAACCCGTTAGCCCATGAGAAAGACTTAGCCACATGATCTAAAAAATCATTGGCCGTATGCCCTTTCTTATTAACTACAATATTGGCAAGTTGTGGATTAGTGAACCCTTCGCCATTTAGAAATTCAGCGTAACGGTCACAGCACGGCTTAGCCGTCTTTGATCCGTCACGTGCAATGATGGCTCTTTGTGGGTAAAGGTTATCCTCTCCGTAGCCCTGAATGTGGAAGCGCCTGTCTATCCACTTGGGTACGCGCTCTCTTATCGGCTCGTATCGGTAACCATATATCATTCACCTGAAATGAACAATTTTGCTTTTTTCGCCTCAATGTTAAATCCTGGATGGTCTGCGGCCACCTCTTTCCAATAGTCAAAAAGAGCGGTTTGATATTTCATGTTCCAATCTTTCTGGCTTACGTTCTTAAAAAACCCTCTGCCTTCTTCTACTACCGGAACATCCACGCTTCCCAATTTCAAAAACAAAAGTTTGTCATTCGGGAAGGCGTCTAATTGCGCTACTACTTCCTCGCTTAATTCCTCACCGCCTTCAACTTCCTGTACTTTCTTTGGCTTTGCCATCAGATTTTACTTTTGGTTTACCGTCCTGATTTTCTAATGGAGCGAACTGAACGGCAAAGTCCTTGCTCCATCCTAATAGATATTCGTATGTCTCCTGTGTCAGGTTGCCTGAATGTACCTCCATCCCATTAAGACGGATAACAGACCCTGGCTCTCTGAACTTTACAGGCCATGACAATAATTTTTCGTCTGCCATAATTAAGAGGCTATTGCGATTTGTGTAGAATCCGCTACGCCTTTCGTAGTGGTCACCCTTAGCTTGTAGGTTCCTGCGGACAGGGCTACAGAGGTAAAGGTCATGGAGGTGTTAGACGCTACCGTTACGCTTGTCTGCGTAGTCAGCGCGCCCGTAGTTTGGTTAACCCACTGAACAGATACCACCTCGGAAGCAAGGGCAATAGAACCGTAGAAGTTCGTCCCTGTGATCGTCTCGGAATCACCTCCAGCCACCTGCAGTGCAAGGTCTGATATGTTGGTGACCGTAGGCAAGAACAGCGAGGCAAGTAGCGCCGTAGTTGTTGCCGCGTAAGAGGTGATAAAGAACGTATTCGGTAGCTTCACTTCTGACTCTGCCTCTGGAGATTCCAAAAGGATCATATAAGCGGCCCCGTTTTCTTGTAGGTCTCTGATTTTTTGAGGCTTCACTTCAAGGCCTGAACCGACGCCCATAATCTCCCATGAATTTTCGTTCTTGCCGTTGTTTTCGTAAGCGGCAATGTAACGACCGGCCATGAGGTTTTGAATGGTGTTTTTGGTCAGTTGAGAGTTAGAGAAAATCACAAAAGCGATCCTGTCTTTTACAAGTGTCTGCCCACTAGTACCCTGAACTAAATCAAGTGAAGGGTGAAGGGAGATTTTATACCCCTGGAACTGGTAACCGGACATACCGGTTGCCATCGTCAAAGCAGTATAAAGGTTTGGCGTACTGGCTGATTCAGTAAAAGATACCTCATCCCAGTTCCAAAGGATCAGGCGGTTTTGATTGCCTGACGCCTGCGCTATACCACCGATTAAGGGGGTAGCACAATTTAGTACTTCCGATCTTGTGATTGATCCACAACCCATATTTTATACCGCTACTTCGCGGCTCGTTATTTTAAGTTGAGTGCCGTCATATACTGCCCATACCGTAGCATCACGGGAGGCCACTGTTGAAAGTGTTCCGCTTGAAGCGAAGCCAGTTCCAAAAGTGATTACCCGAATTGAAGCATCAGAAAAGAAGTGAAAGCACACCCTTTGAAACTGCAAAAGGCCTGATACCACCGCGTTGATCGTCATTGCGCCGGTAATCTGCGCATAGCAGACGTGCAAATCACTACCATTAGCCGCTACCAATGTAGGGGTAGAGGTAGCCGCATAAGCCTCGACCTGGGAACTGAATCCCTGGTATTGGGTTCCAGATAGTCCCGATGTTGCTCCTTGCGTTCTTGATGGTGTAATTACTGCCATGATTATGCTCCGATTGATCTTGAAAGTTCACGAAGTGCAGTGCCGTCATAGACGAACACGGCGATAGCGTCCTTGCTTGCTACCATCGTAAGAGTACCGGCTGAATTAAAACCTGTTCCGAACGTGATAACGCGGCCCGTGCCGTCAGATGAAAACATGAGGATGACCTCATCAAACATCGTCAGGTTAGTGAGCGTGGCGTTGATAGTCAGCGCGCCGGTCAACTGTGCAAAACTCTGGTATTGTCTGAAAGACGCCACCGGAGTGAGTGCGATAGTTGCCGAGTAAGCTACAGGGCCAACTGCTTTAATCCCTTTGGACTCGTAAGCGTTGAGGTCGGTTGCTGCGATGTATTTGGTAGGTGTAAATGCTGCCATATTATTTTAATGATTAAGAACCTGCGTAGTAAATTGATTCTGCATCCAAGCGGAAATTTGCATCCATCTTGAACAGTGCTTTGAGGAAATAATGCTCGCCTTCGGGGCGGAGTTTCTCGATAATGAAATTCTCCACATCGTTGATCTTGTCAACGGCGGCGTAAAGGTTTGATTCAGTGTTGGAAGATGCCACACAACCCAAAACCTTGTTAGTAGGGAATTGGCTGTAGTATCTGATCTCTTTACCACCATATTCGGCGGGTACATCTTCGGCTGGCCCCTGACCTTTGTACACCAACTGGCGAGTAGCCTGTTGGAATATCCTGAAGGTCGAAGTCCTCATGTTGAAAACAAAATCAGGATCGTCATACAGCGCATCAGGAACAGCCTGAAGGCAAGCCTCCATGATGGACAAAATATTTGCCGTAGTGATTACTCCCTGGTTTGTTACGTCGATGTTAGTCGAAGACGCCGCCGCGCGGGTAACGTATCCTTGAAAGAAAGAAAGGGCGCCGCTTGTTGAAGTGTCACCACTCCAAAGAAGTTGACCGATTTGCTTTTGTGCTTGTTTCAACACCACATCGGCAAAAGTTTTCTGGATATTAGGATCGAGTACCTTGTTAGGTAGTGCGCCTGAAGGCTGGAAGGGTCTCCATGCAGCCTCGAAAATGCGGGGGTTGATGTCCGGAATATAGATCATCATCTCGGCAGGAGTCAAAGTTGCCTCTGACCATGTGACGGTAGCCGACTTGGTTGTAGGCATGGCCTCACGTGCGATGATCGGGTTTGCCGAACTCACCATCTTAGCGATGCTGATCTTGTTGGGCACGTCAGGGATCACATACACCGATCCTTTGTCGACTGCCTCGTTGCCTACAACGGCCTCGGTGATGATGTAATCAAGGACGTCACCGTTGTAATTGCTTGTTAGTACTGGACTTGCTGCCATGTTTAGATTCCGTTAAGTTGTTTTCTGCGTTTGTCGGCTTTTTCAGCCAGTTGCTGCGATATGGTCTTGTGACCGTTAGCGTTAGTATCTACTGTTTGAGCGTACACTGTTGCGGCCCTTTTAGGGTTGTGTACCGTTCCGATCTCTGATTTCAAAGCCACAATACGGGCTTCAAATGATTCGTTAATTTCTTTGGCTTTGGCATCAACTGCTGAAGTTGCCTCTGCTTTGCTTTTTTCAACAAGGGCAGAAACGGCCTCAGTAAGTGAAGCAATATTTGCTTTCAGGTCTGCGATCTCTTTAGCCTGTGGTAGTGTTGCGGCCTGTGCGGCTTCGGTTACTGCGGTAACTACTCCACCTTTTACGCTCACCACGTCAGACATACCCTCTGCGTCAGGGGCGCAAGTATAATCGCCGTCCGGCGCAGGGTTGCCGTCAAGGGTTGCGGTTGCCCCTACGAGGGTTTCAGCATCGGGCGCGTCTACTGACAAAACACCAGACCCATCAGCTAGTTGAAGGTCGAGGGCTTTGACACCTTCGGCTTTCTCTTTGCCGGTTACTTTCTTGTAAAGGGCTGAAATCATATCTTTTAAAGGTGTTTCAGTGACCCCTTCCTTTTTCAATGCCATAACGTTTTCTTGTTTTAGTTGTGTTGCAAAACCGAGGGTAAGCAGTTGATCCGCAGACAGGAACGTTTCACGATCCATGAGGGGAGCAAGTCCTTCCTCGGTAATGTTTAATTTCTTGGAGTAGAATTTCCTCAATGCGCTTTCAGACTGTAACAGGCTTTCAAGTACTTCGGCCTGCCATTTAGAATCACCCGCCCCTGGATCAGTCCACGGGTTGTGAATCATAAACTTAAACTTGCGGTCTGCTTTGCGTGAATCTCCAACGAGGAATAGTTTGGTGGCTATGCTTGCGATGTCTCCGATTTGCACGGTGTTGACAACATAGTTTGCTTTTTCGCTTTCCAGATAGTTATACATTTCATCACCCTCTTCGACAAAGCCGCCGGGGGATGCTATTTCTACGTTTACTATCCGAGTTCCTTGTGGAAGGGCTTTAAACTGTTGTAGGAGGGACAATAGATTGCCTCCGATTTTGCCGGGTGAATCCGGCGCGCCGATCTGATTGGTTATTTTTATTGTCCCGATCACGAGACAAAAGTGAACGGAAGAAAATTAAATCTACTAAACGGATTTTGTTAGTGCTCTGTGAACTCTTTCAAGCTACGCCATACAGTCATCTCACAAACCTTGCATTTCTCGGATACCTCCTGCACGGCGCGGGTAACGTTAACACCCTGATTTTCAAGGGCTTTTACCTCTACAAAAAATTCCAATCTCCTGTAAGCGGACGGCGTAATTAGTCCCGCCTTGACTAAAAAGGCCATCGTTCCATCCTCATGTAACTGTTGAATCTTTGTCATACTTTGAACAGTTCTACCTTAGTTTTTCTGCCTGGCACGAAGTCCACAATCTTATTTACCAAATAATAAGCCCCGTTATCGTGGATCATTTTGAACGGGTCATAGTTGGCTATGTCCATTTCATTTAACAGGTAATACCGTGTAATAATCTTTTGACTTTGTAGCGAGGTATTCAACTGCGCATAGAATTGAGCAAGCCAATATGCCCAACCTGTATCTTTGGTCTTAGCCACGTCGGTATAATAGCCGACTTTGTAGTCACTGCGCGCGATGGCATTGAAAGTAATACTAGCCTCTGCGGTTTCTTTGGCCCTCAACGTTAAAATCCTTAGTTCCGGCTCGTTTTCAAAGGTATCGATACCCGTTGAAGTCGATCCATAAACAGGAATCAAAGCCTTTTGACCGTTAGAATACAAGGCCGTGATAGCGTTTCCAAACACAGATTCAAATATTACCTTTTCCTCTTCCAGTGTTTCGTTGGGTATAGTGATTGTTCCTGACCCAATGGCCGGATCGGATATACGGTCAACGTTACGCCATACGCTCGACTGCCCGTAATTGTTTGACGCAAAAGAAATCACATCGCCTTTATCTTTTACCCTCTTGGTTGTCCAGTCGATAGCACCTGACGTATCTGTTAAAATATCTTGCAGGGTGGTCATGTACAACGTTTGGCCGATCTGCTTGTACACTATTGCAAACCTATTGGTAAAGTCCCGCAGCACATCGGTTAACAAAATATCCGGCATGAGCTGATTCCAGATTACGCTCGTCCTGTCGGGCGTAGTTGGTGCGGTAACCTCAAAAACTGTGTTTACTGTTCCGCCCTGAACAGTTACTTGCACCCCGTCACGGTTGCCGTTGGCAAACTCTACATAAATCTCATCGGCGGCGGCAAAGACCCCATTGAACGGGCCAAGTGTGATGTTCTGCGTGGCCCCTGCAGTGTATGAGGTATCAATGGTTATTGAATCATAGGTCAACACCCCGTTAATATCGAACACTATACGGATATCAAATTGCGCCCCTGCCCCTCCGTTCCATGTGTCAATGACAAACTCAAAGTCAAGATCGGCCTGTAATGAAGCGTATTTATTTGTACCCGCCCCAATGTCTGGTAGAATCGCCTCGTAGTTAGTGGTATCCCAAATGGCCGCCGTTCCTTGAAAGTATCCCGTACTTGAATCATCGTCAAACCTGATCCGATACGGCCCGGCGGCGTTGTTTATAACTTGTAGATAATCGGCGGCCTTAGTGACTTTGAACACGTATGGCTGACCAAAGGAATCCGGATACCTCCAAATACTTTTACCATACGGAACTATCAGATCAGTAAACCTGGCATCCGCTAAAATGTCACCCGACAAAGTTAACCCCGTTCTTTCAAGAATCTCGGTAACCATTTCAGCGTAAAAGAAAGACGGCAAAAAATAGTTTACTTGGTAGATCGCTCCCGACTTGCCCCAATTAATAACGGCCGAAATCATATTGCTCGTATTGGTACGGGCTGAATCAATGCCCGCCGCATCCCATGCCGACGGCTCGACATAGTTAAGGTCTATGAGTTTAAGTCCCGCGATGGCATCAAAAATATTCAGCACGTTTTCAAACAGGGTAATACTCACCCCTTTCTCATCGGCTGAATTAACAAAACAGTACCCGTCGGGTATAGTCTCTATTCCATTTTGAACTAACCGGCATTGTAGTTTAGCGTAGGGTACGGCGGTATCTGACTTTTCATTGAACGCAAACCCAAACAAAGCTCTGTTAGTTTGTGTCCACGGCAACTTCACCGAGTTGGTGTAGTTCACTTTCCTTACCGACAAATCACCAAACGGGACTTTCTGTATTGTCTGCGCGAATACAAAAGATTTAGGAAGGTCAACTAAAGTATCTTCAACGTACAGTACTGTCATGCAACAAATGTCTTTGGCATATCAATAGTAATATTGGTGCGGTGCTTGTTGTTACGAGTGAATGACCGAACCTCAGTAGGGATAACCACAACGCCGGTTTTCACCCCTGCGGCGGTAATCAAATAAACCTGCTGCCCGTCTCGCTGATGGGTTTTGGTCGTAGTGCTTAGAAGTTCAACAAGGGCGGGTTCGTACACTTCCCCTATCGTGTTGAGTTCTTCAATACCTGACCACTCCACTAGCGTTACCGATTCGGCGAACAACATAAAACGCTTCATTTTATTGTCCTTGTACCCAAAAGTAAACTCTTGAGAAAAGTCAAAACACCAGAACGCATCGCCACCTAATGAATTTCTCCAGTACAAAAGCATAGGATTAGCGCACGGCGTGACTACATCGCACCGCAGAACTTCAGACACTACCTCCTCATGTATAGTTTTTATCCATACGTTCACATACGAAACGCCCGACAATGAGCCATAGAGCAACGGTATGTTAATACCAATCACGCTGTTCTGATAGCTTCCTCCCGCGCTTGTGGCTGTTGTTAGCGTGGCCCCTGTTACATCATGCCCCTCCACTACTGCATAGCATATCTCTTCAATGTCGCCTATCAAAGCAGACAAAGAGAACGGCAACCCGTACCAAATCTTAGGACGGGTGAACAGCGTTAAAAATTTTCCTGATCCTGCGGCTGCCATCTTAAAGCATATCCATAGTTGAATAGAAAATGGATACTTTCATATCCCCTGCGCCCGCCGTTGGGTTTCCTGTTGACACTTGCCATGTCATAGGAAGGTTTATAAAGCTTGTCGTGGTGGTCAGCGTTGGAATAGTCAACACCCGCAACTGATCGGCGGCGGCTGTCAACACATCGGTAATGTTTCCAAATACGGAAACCCCACCAATGGTAAAGGTAAAGGTTGTGTTTGTGGCATAGGCGGCTGTAAGAAAATCCATCCTGATGGCAAACGCTATCGGGACAATGATTTTATTTGCCCCTTGTGCGGGCACGACCGTTACCGGCGTGGTGAACCCTGCAAGGATCTGCGCTGATGAAATGTCTGTGTCTGTTCTTTTCATATTACTTGAAATTAAATAGTCTAATAAATTGCCTCCATAGAGTGACCCTACCTGTCTGGCCCCGTGCAGGGCATATATACTGTTAACATGGCCGTCGCTCACTTGTGTATTAGCTGATCCCGTCCATACCTCTGTGTACTTGATATAGAAACCTATGGAAATATCTGAATCACTTAGTACCGTTCCGGTCGTGTAGTCCCGCGTATTGTCTGCCGATAGTTGAGCCATGACGATAGATGAAACATCTACCACCATTTCACCTCTCGCATTCGGTGCATAGGATAGCGCGCTGAATAAAAGGCTATCGTCGGAAGGGTCATAAATTTCTATTTCCGCCCTGTATCCTGTGCGTGATTCGAGGTTTACATGACCGGCGCCACTTGTAGAAATATAAGCCTGTGTAAATGTTACTGCGGTATTAGCCCCGAATGCGGATGAGCCTACGGTGTAAACACCATCGTAAACACCATCATCTGAATAGAGGTACACCGAAACGCCGGCGGTGAATGTTGCCGTAAGGTTTCCAAGTGAAGCCGATAGTTGCGCCCTTGCCAGTCCGCCGTTGCTGTCTACACTTGTATGGGTGTAGTCCTTTCGGGTCATGCGATAGACGACGGGATTAACGACGGCGTTGAAGTTGGAGAAGTTGTCAACGTCTTGCAATGTCGGGCGCGATGTGATTACTATGCTCATGCTTCAAAACTTTGGATTACTTTTATTCGCTGACCCAGTGAACGGAAGGTACCAGACCGGAAATAGTTATTTGGCGTGGCGTGCCTGTTGGTAGGGTCTGCTGATGAACTAGATACCGTTACGGTAGGTGCGTAACCCGTTAAGACTAATAGCCCTGTTCCAGGCGTGAGCGTAACAGATACCGCCCCTAACTCGAAATCTATTGTGCTATAAACAGGTTGCGTATATGTTACAAGCGCAAAGTCTACCGCGTTTAAAGCCGGAACGGTGTACACCGACAAAGCCATCTCATAAGGCGCAACGCTATGCGCGGGCTGAACTATCAGCTCAAAGTCTACTGCATTAAGGGCCGGTGGTGTATATACAGGCATTTATTCCAGATAAGGGCTACCGTAAGCCGTATAAAAAGTTCCCCCTGAAGTGTATTGAACGAAAGCCGCCCCTACCTTTCCCGTCCTGATCGTTGACGCCCACGTTCCTCCCGCCGGGGTGGTGATAACTTCGCGCAGTACCGCGTTAGTCATTACAAGATCATCGCATTCAATGACCATGACCTTAGCGCCTGATACGGGTGAGCCGCTTAAAGTTACCTCCCCTGAAATAGCAAAGGTGGCTATGGCTGTTTCTTCCCATGTGGCCTCGACCGAATGAGCAAATGAACTCACCGCGTTAGACGTTCCGGCGGCGGCCACAATTTTAACTAGCAACGATTGGCCGGGCCTGATAATAAAATCCTGTGTCTTTATCAAGTCAGGCATTATAAGGGTATTGTCCAGAACAAAAGTACGTTGTTGTTCTACGGCCGTGTGCATACGGTTCCTGAACGACTGCCAGACCGTATCGCCCGCAGTGGCTGTAATCGGGGCGGCTTCATAGTTTTGCGCCCTGCAATAAATCGCCGCATCAGAGGTAAGGGTGGAATCATACAAAGACTTGTCAAGTAATATGCCTCCACTTATGGAAGTTGCGCGACTGACTTTTATCAGTGGCGACAAAGCGGTAAGAACAGCAATCTCATCGGAAACTAACCTAAGTTCTTTCAGGTAAATATCCACCCTCGACGCTATCCCGTTTTCTATGGTAAATAGATTCTGCGCGGTAGCATCGTTACCGTAAATCATTAGCGAACGTGAGGAGACTAAAGCCATTTAGTTTTCTTCCCAAACGATACAGGTTGAATACATATTTGTAGCAGGGTTTGACGTTCCCGCCGCCGCCACGATCTGAACCATTAAAGCCTCGTTCTGTCTCAACACCACGTCGTTCAATTCCACAACCGTAGGAAGTAATGGCAAGTCATAAGCCAGCACCTGACCTACTGCCGTATGTAGCCTCATGCCGAACTGTTGCCAAATAATAGTTCCCGCCGTAGCTGTAGGTCCAGAGTTAGCACCACCGTCCGAGGCTGTTGAACCGCGAACAATAGTATTGGCGTCCGAGGCATTGGTCGTATCCCAAAGTCCTTTTGATAGGGTGGTTCCTCCTGTGGGTACGCCCGTAGCGCGGGACACTTTCACAAGTGGCATGAACGTAGTAAGGACGGCCGTAGCATCCATTTGATATATGATCTTTCTGACATATACCAAATCCGTACCACTGATATTTTCAATGGTTAAAAGGTTCTGTGTTGTGGCCGCGTTTCCAATCTGACGGAAAGTGCAAGCCGAAAAATATCCTGCCATAGTTTTTTAGTTTACGTCTGCCCCTGTTAGTGTTGATATCCCAAGTACATTTTGTGTTATCGTTAAAGTGTTCCCGTCTGTGGCGCTCACGTCTGCCGGCGTGGTGTCAAGCAAGCAAACGAATACCGGCAACTGGCTGGCATGGGAAAAGTCCCATATCACCGCGAACCGCGCCGTAATGGAACCACCCGCCGCCGTCCATACGGGATTGGTGGTCTCGTCAATCGTTACCGTTCCCCCGACATGATCGGCGGTAACAGTTATTGCCTTAGTGTTTTGAGTGTACCCGAAAGCAGTGGCTACCTGATTGGTCAAGTCTGCAATGCTGGCTACCAGAACAGTAAGATCATCGCAGTTAGACGTTGACAAGTACAAATTGATTCTGAATGTATGGGTATCAAAGTCAATCAGGCCTTTAGCCCAATCAATCTTAGCCTTATCGTACATTTTCCACTTACCTGCTGCCATTATACCGTTGCTCTTGCGTTAGTTTGATCCCGTTGCGTCTGTAACTGTTCAAAGTCTTCAATGACTAATACCTTTTGACTTGTATTCTGAAATACGTCCGTCATGCGCTGAAAGATTGACTCGTAGTTTAATTGATTGGCTATCGATGCAGTGGCAAAGGGTGCAATCCCACCATCGGCAAACCGTACCCCGCCCCCTGCCGCATTGATTGCTGACAGTTGACTGCGAAACATGGAGGTGCTTCTTTTGTTAATGATAGCCTCACCCCCTTCGGCCTCGAATCCTAAGCGGCCACCGACTGAAAAGGGTATGCCCCCGTTAGCGTGTGAAGGGCCGCGAAGAACGCCGCCCCGTTCGTGCTTGTTGATTATCTGTGTAGCGGTGGCTATGTTTCCTAATATCCTAACAATACCCAAAGCAAACTGCAACGCTCCCGCCGCCCCAAATGTAAAGGCGTTAGCTGGATTGGTTTCAGAGTTCGCGGTAAGACCTGCAATAGCTTTACCTGTGTCATAGGCTACGTTTGCAAGGGCAACTACCTTAGCTTCACCAGTTGCCGCCCCAAGTAAAGCGATACCTGTACGCGCAAGGTCTTCGCTCATCTTAGCGGAGTCCTTTTTTACCTTGTTCTTGTCTTCTTCTTTCTTCTTGTAGTCGGCAAAGGAAGCATCGGAGGCGGCTCGTTCGGCATCCTGTTCGGCTTGCATAGTCGCAAGGGTCTGCACATGGATAGCGTCCTGTTCCTCTTGACGCTTGATTGATCGGTCGGCGGATTCAAGAATACCCTTAGCCAAAGCCGCGTTTTCCTTCTCAATGTTCTCAAGGTTCTTTATCCGTATCTTTTCTTCAGCCTCTGCATTCTTTTGAAGCACTCCAGCTAACTCATCTTCGATCTGGATTCGTTGCTTGTTGAACCGCTTTATACTTTCATTGTATGAGGCTTCTGCCTGTTCAAGTCCCGCAACGGCTTCCGCTAATTTCTTTTTATTCTCAGTTGTGGAATCCCGACCCTCTTCAAGTTTGGCACGCTCTAGAATTGTCTTGGCGTATTCAATCTCTTTCTTTGATAACTCATCCTGTAACTTGATAGCCTTATTGATAGCGTCAAGTTTAGATTGGCCCTCTGCCTCTTGAGCCTCAATAATCAGATCAGCTATCTGCCGTTGTGTCCGGCCACGAAGTATAATTAACTCCCGTTCCTGTTCGTTCCTTTTACGATCATTGGCTGCGAACTTTTCAGCCTCCTTGTCTATCTCATTAAAAAAGTTTTTGATCCCTGACGTATTGATCCCTACCGCAGTGGCTAACTTATCCAATCCGCCTACTACGAAATCAATAGCTTTGCCGACCCCGTTGAACAATGCCCCGCCGAACTCCTCAACTATGTCGGTGAGCTTTTCAAAGATCGTAGCCCCAATCTGAAGTATCTTGTTTAGCTTGTTTTGCCCTTCCTCCGACCCTTTGAAGTAAGCGGTCAATGCTCCGATAGCAGTGCCTAACGCGGCAACTACTAACCCGATAGGAGTGGCTATAAACGCTTTGGCCGCCGTAGCCATGCCCTGAAAGCCAGACACAGCCCCACCAAGTCCGGGAACCATCTTATTGATCCCGTCCGATAAGCCCGAAATACTTTCTTTGGCTGCCTTGCTTGAATCCCCTACCTTCTTAAATGAATCTGCAACGTCTTTGGTTTTGCCTGTTGCCTTAGAATCATCTACTATGATCTCGTAGGTAATCTTTTCAGTTTCGTCTGCCACTTCATAGGCTAAAAAGTTTTAGGGTAGAATGGACTTAACTCATTCGACCTTTCCTGACCTCACCATGTGCCACGCTGCTACCTTCCAATTTGCCGCGTTCTTGGCTTGAAATTCTTTCATCATCGCAAAAGGCTGCTGCTCTGTGGTGTCAACCTCTTTGTACTCCTGAATGTTCTTAACAAAAAACAATCTATACCCCGCACCCCCTGAAACACTCGACCCGTCAGTAAACCAGGTTAACAGGTATTGAACACCCCGATAGCTGAACAGATCCAAAGGTAACACCGTCCGCCACCCTACGCGCTGTTGCCCGTCCTGATTAGGAAAGTATTTAACTTTCAAAACCACCTGCCTGTTGACCGCTTGTCGTAAAGTTATCATTGGCCGTAAACGTCTTTATGGGTTGGGGTATAATATTCTAAATCTTTCATTGTAATGCACTCATGCCCCTCGGCACACTTGCCACAACAGGCATACTTATCCTTGAACCGTTCCACGATATAGGAATCCTTGCCCACCATCGAGGTAAGCCAATCCTTTAACTCATCGAACTGCTCTTTGGTTAACTTCATGCCGGTCTGATCTGTTTAGCGGGTTTCCGTCCTAACGCTTTGAATATCGCCGTGTTGATGGCTATCCGTCCGGCCTTCACGAAAGATTCTTGCAACGCTGGTTCGTATTCATTAGCCACGCTTCGCACATCGAGGGCTGAGCGTTTCTTTTGGAATATGTCCGTACCCCTGCGGGCAATCTTACGGGCGATAACGAAAGCCAAACTCTTTTTAGTGATGCCTTCAAAGTCGATGCTCTTCCTATCGATCCAATCCATGATGGCGTCAATAGGTGGAAACTTGCCAGGCCGGCGTCCTGCTATCTGCTGTTGAAAGTAATCCGATCCGACTAACTGACCCCCTGCCCGTAAATCCTGGATGACCAAAGACTTTGCCGACTCACCAGACGACCGTATACCTTTCTCATCCTGATCGGCAACAATGCCAGCACGAACCGCTTTAAGGAAAACTGTGATAGCCTCCTTATTGCTGATCCGTTCCGTGCCTGATACCCGAATGATGACTTTTGTCATATGCAACCCGTTAAGCCTTGCATCAAAGGAACCTCACAAGTACACGACACCCCAAAAAGGTGATGATCTACCCACCCATACTCACTTGTTATCTTCCGTTCCGTGATCCCTTCCGCAGGGCCACCCTTTTCTACTATGTCCTGTTCTTCGAGTTTGTGGATGAACTGACGGGCCAAAGTTCTCATCTCGTCCATAACAGGGTCAATATCTTGAGACCGATAGTCAGTGGTCGGAAGTTCTAAACGCCTCATCAAAAAGAACTGCATAGTGAAAACGGTATGTATCAGTCCGTTCATGTCAACGGTATCCACCACCTCGAAAGGGGGGATGTACACAAAAAACGTATCCTTGCCCTCTGAAAATTCAGGTATGCCTAACTCACCATTAGCCTCGTAAAGGTTGGCATAGAAGAACGCGCACGGCGTGGTAAGGTCGGCAACAACTTCCTGTATAGTGGATAATATCATACCTCTGCTTGCTTAGGCCATGCCCAATGTTTTCCCCGATCGTCTTTGACTTCAACCATGTTTCCGTCTTTTTGTAAAATTACATATTTCTTCCCACCATAAACAAATGTCGAATGTAACTTCATATTTTCAAGGGCTTGCTTCATTTGGATTCATGGGTTAGCGTTTTCTCTACCGCCCTATAGCGATCGGCATATTCGCCCTCACGTTTCCAGAGTCCAAGAAATAGAAATACGGTATCAAATTCCTTTAGGTACACATCATCAGGGTCTAAGTGAAATGCTTTAGCATAGCGGTCAAGGATGGAAGTCTCGAAATCAGCATCGAGCCTATCGCCTTCGGCCAGTTTAGCAACGAGCGCACGCCGTTCATTTTCCTCTGAAGGTTCAGGCGTAAGTTCCACCAAAACCCGCTCCCATAGGGCTTTAGCTTCGAGAAGAAAAAAAAACCAATAGGATAGGTTTCTGTAATGGGCATGGCCTTGAACTCCTTTTCAAGTTCTTTGGCCCTGTCAAAGTTGAACTCTGTCCCGTCAATCTGTGGTTGAAGGAACACCGCACAGGCTAAGGCTATTAGTGAGTGAGGACTTGTGCCTGCCTTCAATGCCTGGCGGATATGAATATGGGAACCGAGCGACAAAGCCCCTATCTTTTTAGGGATGGTTATAACCTTGTAGCTATGCCAGTTAATAGTTTCCGGTGGGGGAGCTGTCGCCCACTCAGCCTCACTGTCATACACAAACTGTGAACACGTCCAAAGATAGGCGGATAGTGTGCTGTCTTTACTTTGGCTCAAAGCCTCGTAAGTCTCACCCGTAAGGATCTGATATAACTTAATCCTGTCCCGTTGTTCAATAGGTTTGTCTGGTTCCCAGTCGGCCATAATCTTCCCGAATACCTCGGTACTGCATTTCTCCCACCTGTCAGGAACTTCCTTGCCTTTGATCCTTAGCCCCATATCCAAAGAACGACATGATAGCACAACTTGACAAGCAGGGTAATGGCAGCCACTAAAAGAAGAACGGCAGGAGCGCATACGACCATCGTAAACAGACCCGCTAACATTTCTTGGTAAGCAATTTTAATCTTATTCATCTTTTGTTGGTTTAGTTTCGTGTACTTGTTCGTCAGTCCCTGAAAGGATCAATCTATACTTCCCATCTGGTAGGGGTTGACTGGTTTCAAGGTCAATGACCGGATAAACGGAATTGTTCCGAATGTCTATCTCCTGAACGGTAAAGATGCCACTGATTAGCTTTCTCATATTACTCTTAACGTTGGTTTCTTGATCCT